ATCAAGTCTGGTAAGTTCTATCCCACTTACGTGACTGGTCTTTCTGGTAACGGTAAGACCATGATGATTGAACAGATTTGCGCCCAGGAAGGTCGTGAACTGGTTCGTGCTAACATCACCAAAGAAACTGACGAGGACGACCTGATCGGTGGCTTCCGTCTCATTGATGGTAAGACTGTTTGGCAGAATGGTCCTGTTATCGTGGCCATGGAACGTGGTGCTATCCTGCTTCTGGACGAGGTTGATCTTGGTGATGCCAAGCTTATGTGTCTTCAGCCTGTCCTCGAAGGCAAGCCGATCTACCTTAAGAAGATCAACCGCGTGATCACGCCTGCTGCTGGCTTCAACATTCTGGCTACGGCTAATACCAAGGGTAAGGGTTCTGACGATGGTCGCTTCATCGGCACCAACGTCATGAACGAAGCGTTCCTTGAGCGTTTCTCCATCACGTTTGAGCAGGAATACCCGCCGCTCAAGACTGAAGCAAAGATCCTGAACAATGTTCTGGCTACGTCTGGCATTGAAGACAAGGACTTTGCTGACAAGCTTGTCAACTGGGCTGACATGATCCGTAAGGCGTTCTACGATGGTGCTGTCTCCGATATCATCTCCACTCGCCGACTGGTTCATATCTGCGAAGCCTTTGCCATCTTCGGTCGTGACCGTGAGAAGGCTATCAAGCTCTGTCTCAACCGCTTTGATGTTGATACCAAGAACGGCTTCATGGACCTCTACATGAAGCTTGACGAAACTATCAATCCGAAGCCGGCTGAAACTCCGGTTGAAGACAAGCTTGCTGATCAGGAAGTTGCTTTCTGATCTTGACATAGGGACATAGTCCCTGTATAATAATCGGACAATGGTAAGAGTCACACATTGTCCGATTATATCAACCTGTGACTCATTTATTATGGAGTGTTTGAATGTCTCATCTTTCCCGAGTTGCTAAGGTCCTTCGTTCCAATACGAAGGGTGCTGGCATTACAGCTGGTCGTTTGGCTCAGCTTGCTGGTCTCTCTAAGGACGCCGTCTACAAGCGCGTCTATGACCTTCGCAATGTTGAAGGTCATCGCATTTACAGCAACTATCGTGTTGTGAATGGTCAGCGTAAGATGTTTTATCGTTTTGCTGCCTAATTTTTATTGACCCTCTAAAAGGGATGCTATATAGTGTTGTAGCATCCCTTTTTTATTATGGAGTATCTAGATGGAATTATCAATCAAAGTTGAAGATTTAAGAAAGACAAAACTATTCGTTGCAACGCCAATGTATGGCGGTCAAAATCATGGTCTTTATATGAAGGCATGTTTAGACTTGCAAGGCATATGTATGCAATATGGTATTGAAGTTCGTTTTTCATTCCTTTTCAACGAATCTCTGATCACTCGCGCAAGAAACTATCTTGTAGATGAGTTTCTACGTTCTAATGCCACACACCTATTGTTTATTGACTCTGATATCCTATTTGATCCACAAGATATTCTAGCCCTCATAGCTCTTGATAAAGAAGTAATCGGCGCACCGTATCCTAAAAAGTCTATCAACTGGCGTAACATTCAACAAGCAATGATCAAGAATCCTACCATTGATAGTGGTGAGTTAGAAAACTTGGTTGGTGATTATGTGTTTAATCCAGTTCCTGGCACTAAGTCCTTCAGTGTTCGTGAACCTCTTGAGGTTATGGAAATCGGTACTGGTTACATGATGGTCAAGCGTGAAGTGTTTGAGAAGTTTAAGAATGCTTATCCAAAGCAGAACTACAAGCCTGATCATGTTGGTCAAGCTAACTTCGACGGTACTCGTTACATTCATGCATATTTTGATACTGTAATCGACAACGGTTATACATATGATGATTTGTACTCTCTTGTGCTAAGAGCAGCAAACGGTGAAGACGTTTCTACTGAAGCCAAGATGTTTATGGAAACAGAAAAGACTGCATCTCATCGATATCTTTCCGAAGATTACATGTTCTGTCAGTATTGGAGAAAGATCGGCGGTAAGATTTGGCTTTGCCCATGGATGAGAACACAGCATGTTGGTTCTTATGCGTTTACAGGTAACATGCAATCAATCGCAAACAATACAGGAAATCTCTAATGATCATTGGTGTTGTGGGATTTATTGGTTCTGGTAAAGGAACTGCTGCTGACATTCTCGTTAAGAAGCATGGCTTTACCAAGTTATCATTTGCTGACACAGTGAAGGATGCAACCGCGGCTATCTTCGGATGGCCGCGACACCTGCTTGAAGGTGATACGGATGAAAGCCGCGCATGGAGAGAAGCTAAGGACGAATGGTGGTCAGAGAGGTTTGGCTATGATTTCTCACCTCGTCTTGCTCTACAGATGATGGGCACAGAAGCTGGGCGTGATGTATTTCATCCAGACATTTGGATCCATTCACTTGAGCGTAAGATGGAAATGTATCCGAACGTGGTCATTGCCGACGTTCGTTTTCCTAACGAGATTGATTTCATTCAGTCAAAGGGTGGCTTTGTCGTTCGTGTGAAGCGTGGTCCAGATCCTGATTGGTATGATACCGCAATTCGTGCTAATGACCGTAAACAAGATTATTCAACAGCAACGATGGCACAGGATGAAATGGAAGAAAAATATAGAATCCACTATTCCGAATGGGCATGGATTGGTTCTATCATGGACTATCATCTGGTAAATGAAGGCGCACTTTCCATGCTTGAAGCTGATATCACTCACATGCTGAAAGTTTTTTCGGGTCCAATAACGAAAAATCAAGCTGCGTGATATAAATAGATGTGGATCGCCAAGCTACCAACTTGCACCCACTCTAACGCTATAAAGGAGCGCCAGCATGTCTATTTATACTCATAAACACCATATCATTCCTCGTCATATGGGCGGCACAGATGATGCCGACAATCTAATAGAAGTTACAGTGGAGCAACATGCTTTGCTGCATAAACAACTATGGGAAGATTTAGGGTATCAGGAAGACTACATTGCTTGGCGTTGCCTCTCGGGACAAATATCTTCCGAAGAAGCAAAAATCTTAGCAATCAAAGAAGCTAGAAAACGCGATATAGGAAAGAAGAAAAAACCACATAGCATAGAAACAAAGAGAAAGATAAGTGAGTCTAGAAAAGGACAAAGAGTATCTGAAGAAGCAAAAAAGAAAATGAGTGATTGGGCCAAAACACAAAAGCATTCTTTAGAAAGAAGAGAAAGCCAAAGACGAAAAATGCAAGATTATTGGAATAGAAAAAAACTTGCAATCAATCATTCTCTGTGATACAATACAAATCTAACTTATATTATGAGGTAATAACAAATGAAGCTTAGTGAAGCAACTCTAAACGTGCTTAAGAACTTCTCTTCCATCAACTCTGGTCTTGTTCTACAGAAGGGTAATGTCCAAAAGACTATCTCTCCTGAGAAGACCATTCTTGCCGAAGTGGAACTTGAAGATGCTATTCCTGAACAGTTTGGTATCTATGACCTGAACACGTTCCTTGGTAACGTGACTACTCTTAACAGTCCCGAACTGGAATTTACTACCGATTCTGTTATCATGTCTGACAATGATATCAGCATGAACTTTTATTCATGTGCTACTAATCTTATCGTATCACCGCCTGACAAGGAACTGGTGATGAAGCAGATTGATGTTAGCTTCACTCTTACCAACGCTGTTCTGACCAAGCTGCTTCGGTTGTCTTCTATGAATAGCTTGCCCAATCTTTCTGTCATTGGTAAGAATGGAGAGATTCGTTTGCAGACACATGAGAAGGCAAACGACACTTCTAACTTTGCATCTATCAAGCTGAATGATTATAACGGAGAAGATTTCTCTGTATCGTTCAAGACTGAGAACATCAAGCTTTTGGCTGATGACTATGATGTTGAAATCATGATTGGCGGTTTCGCAAAGTTTACGGCACGTAATAAGAAGCTTAAGTATTGGATTGCAGTGGAGACAAAGTAATGGCTGGTATTGGACACAATCAAAATTTCGTTAGCATCAATTCTCTTTCGGATGCACAGCGCAAGGAACTTAAGGAAGCTATTGTTCAGATGAATGATAGCATGACCCGAGTTGCTGCTGAACGTGACTATCAGAAGGAAACTATTAACAACATTACAGATAAGACTGGTGTTGATAAGAAGATCATTCGTCGTATGGCTAAGGTTTACTTCCGTGCAAACTATGCCCAAGAACAGGAAGATAACCGTAGCTTTGAAGAGTTTTATGATGGTGTTATGAAGTGACACCAGAACAGGAAAGACGTAAGACTATTCAACGTATGGAAGAACTCATGAGGCCTATTGACAGGCAGATCATGATGTGCGATAATGTTGAAGATGTACTAATGTTAGCTTCCAATATGCTAGTTACCGCCAAGAATATCTATGTTCAGAATCTTGGCGGTGCTGGTGCTAAAGAACTCTTTCAAAAACTGACGGATGAAATTGATGAGCGAATCTTTCCTATGGGTGGAGAAGTACCGCCCGACTACAGTTAACGATTGCATTCTTCCTGAGCGATTGAAGAAGTCGTTTCAGGAATATGTAAATCGTAAAGAGATTCCCAATCTCATGCTTACTGGTTCAGCAGGTGTAGGTAAGACTACAGTTGCAAAGGCTCTGTGTGATGAGATTGG